ATTCTTGCCGCTATCAACTAAGTTATTTATACGTGCTAACTTGTCGTGCATACGAACACGCAACCCATTGACGGCACCACCAGGTGCATCAGCAATGTTCTTTGGTCCGTAATCTTTATGTTTAGATAGTAATAGATCTAATAGTTCTTGGAACGTTTGTGCTACTGCTGACTCAAAAGAGGTACTGTCAGGGTAACTACGAGTTGGCCATCCCTCTTCTGTATCTGACTTATATGGAAACCTTGTTCCTCCAAGTGGATTATAATCTGCCATTCTTCACTTCCCCTCTTCAAGTAATTGCTTGAGTTCATTGTCTATTTCCATCATCTGCGATTCAATTATCATCTCTTCTACTATATCTTTGATTGCTTCGGGCTGTGTCTCTGCCGTAAACAATGTCATATATGTAGACTGGGTTATAGTCTTTATCTGGTCTGGTTTGTTTGCATATTTATACAGACATCTAAGTAAAGAACCTATCATTAATCTAGCACCATTAGGTAAGACTAGTGCTGGATCAAACTCTTCGTTATCTTCCAGCAAATGATCTGTTGCCTGAAATACATTCTCAAAATGTTCACCACATTCAGGGCAGGGTGGTATACTTCTATCCATCTAGTCCCGCCTTCTCCCTAATATAATCAGCACCAAACTTTACATATGAACTATTCACATCTTCTCCGTCTGGCATTTGCACGATTGTGACTGGCAGTTCTCTTGCCAAACTTGTTGCAAATTCTTTTCCCGGTTGATCTCCATCTGCAAATACAAATACTCTTTCAAAGTCAGCGAGCAATCTCGTGTAGTGCTTCTTCCAACTATTAGCCCCAGGTACACCGATACAAGGGATGCCAACACAACTAGATAAAGTAACTGTGTCCAATTCACCTTCACACACTCCTATAAAATCGCCTGCTTTTTCTATGTCTAATACATTATACATTCTAGTTTCAGCCCCAGTTAAACCCATATACTTAGGTTCAACAGCAGGATGAAGGCTGCGAAAACGAAGATCGACAACACCACTCTTGGTAATATACGGTATGGATAATCTTCCTTTGTATTGTTCGTGTCCAATTTCAGGCTCCCCTACTACGCCGAATCGAGCCAGCCGTGCTGCTTCTATTGTTATACCCCTGCTTCTGAGGTAATCTTCTGCCTGATAAATGTTTGCCGCGTACTTCTGAGTTGCTTGACCCAGTAATTCTTTCTGCGATGTGCTTTGCCTCACGTATGTCTACCCTTTCTTGTTGTGCGATAATTTGTAGACTGTTACCTTGGACTCCGCAGGCGAAACAGATGAATAAGTTATCGTCGAGATCAGCACTCCCTGATTGATGAGTGTCCGAATGGAAAGGGCACTTGATATTAGCCTGCCCGTGTCCTTGTCGTACACTTGCTCCGTAATGGATGAGTACTTCTCGTATGTTTGGTAAGTCATTTTCCCGCCCTCTTAGTCCATTGTTCAAAATCTTCCACCACCCAAGCCTTGTCTATTCCTGCCTGTCTACGTTTAATTATCACAAACTTATATGGTACTTCTTTTAATCCTCTAGCCTTAGCATAATTCTCTGCCTCAACCTCAGCCTCACGCCAGAACTGTGGTAAGTCTAACTTCTTTGTTGCTTTTAATTCTAGTATGTTAGCCGCTCCTTCTAGGAAAGCAACCACATCACCCTCATCTTTAGCGCCAGCCTTGGTCAATCTTTCCGCCAGTATATCTCTTGACCTTAGCCATTTAACTACACTAGTCTCAAAGGTAGCACCCTTACGTTTACCATAACTACTCACGCCAGTCCACCTTCGGGAATTTAGTAAAGTTAATAAAGAAAAATAAGAAATCAAATCTCATAACCCAAGCAGATACTGGAGCGAATGCATCTCCAGTCCATTCTATAATCGGGTATCTTTCAAATCCAATCCCAAAACAATATATAGTATTAAGCCCAATTGTTATAGATCTTCTACCTATATCTTTAGTTGGCATATCAATGGTTCTCCGGAATATCATCAACGAACATATACTCAGGGTTGAATGCAATCCAAGTCATTAGTCCACCACCTGCGTCGGCTTTGCCATATCTGTTTTTGACTGGAGCCACACCCATTGAACTTCCGACAACACCAAGTGTACATATAAGCGCTGGAAGTTGTGCCACTTTACCCTGGATAGCAGAGCGTGGCTGACACGGAGACCCAAGCACAGCCTCACTAGTGTGATGAAGAACGACAACAGCCGAATTAGTAGCACGAGCAAGATACTTCAACTCCTTCATAATCGCTCTCATTGAAGCGAACTCTTCGCCACCATCTGTGGCTACATCCATTAAGTTATCTACTATGATAAGCGTAGGAGAACAACCCCATAATTCTTCAAAGGCTTGGACTTCTTCATCAATATCTTGTAGTGTTGGTGCTGATTCAAATGACCAGACTATATGGCTACTCTTGGATAGAGTAGCCTTAGTCCAACCAACATCAGAATGTAGCATCCCCTCTACATCTGTTTGGTTTTTTCCCGAAATCATAGACGCTAATCGCATAGCCATAGTGTGTGCATTAGTATCGGCTGAGACATAAAGTGTTGGCACTTTCATCTTTAACGCTAATGCTAATGCTAGTGTGGACTTTCCCACTCCTGGTGCTGCTGCGAACATAGAAACTTCAGAGCGACGGATGATGATCTTGTTTGATTCGAATGCCTTAAAGCAAGATGGTAATGGTTCCCCACCAATACTGGCACGACCAACTGATCTGACAAGTGTACGCATCCTGGTTCCTTTCTAGTTCCGAAAAAAGATTTATGCCAGTCTTTTAGTTTACTGGTTTGCATTGGTCAGGTGTTCCTTGTGGTGAAGGACAAGACCAGAATGCATATGGTTTACCGCTAGCCTTACTGATTCCCTCTCGCCATATACGGCCCCCGTGTTTGCATACGGGTGACGCTGTACCTGACGCTGCTGAGACTGGGGTTGGTGCGGAGTAACTCGAGGGCCTTGTGCTTGTAGTGGAACTCGATGTTGAGGACGGGTTTAGAGCATATGAACCCACTATCTTTTGCTGGGTAGCAGCAATCTGTGGAGAGTAATCTCCTACGCCTTCTAACAATACTGATAGTTCATCAGCAGTATTAGCACGTACATTTATCATATCACCTGATGGTGTCTTGTAGGAAACTTGTAGTTTCCAGTCTTCATTTGCCATTGTTTTTCTCATTTCTTCGAAGTGAACTGACAGTGTTCTGTTAGTCCACAACGATTGCAGTTGTTTGTGTTGGGTATAAATATACCAGCCTTACGTGCCTTATCAAAGGAGGCGACAAGGTACTCAAGTTTCTCCTCGGTGTAATCACTAAGATCAACCATAGCAGAGGTACCTTCTTGTCTAGCCATCCAGTATGCGCCATACTTAATGTCCACACCTAAGACTTGCTTGAGTCCTAGTTTGTAGAAGCCAAGTTGTAAGGTAGAAGTTGGGGTCTGTTGTGAAGTCTTGAGGTCAACCACGACCAACTCACCATCGACTTCAAACACTCTATCAAGAACCATCTTCACTGGTACGCCAGCAAAAATAGGAGTTAACCCCAACTCTACGGCAGGTGCGCCCTCAGGAGTGTGCCAAATTTTCCAGTTATGATTAGCCTTGCGCCAATCAATGTAAGACTGAACCCATTCAGGTCCTGTCTGTTGCCAGAAATCTACGTTCTCTCTATTAGGAAATGCTTTAGATGTTCTACCACCAACACGAGCAAAGGTTAAGTCAACACCTTCTGATTCTTTAATCCAAGCCTTATCCCATAAACTTTGAGCGGTGCTCACTTAGTGCCTCCTTAAGTGCTAGTTTAGCAGTAAGTAAGCCAACAAGTTCAGCCTCATTCATAGTCTTATCAATAAGAGAATTGATAGAACCAACAGCAACAGCCCAAGTTTCTTGTAAGCCATCAAGATATCGTTCACGCATAATTTCATTATAGGTTTCCCATTGCATAGTGGTAATACCACCCTCTTCATTAACTATACTAATCATAGGTTCTCCAAATCCCACAACTCAGTAGCGGTATGAAATGATGAGCCACCCACTGACCATACAGATGGTGCCTCAGGTAATTGTAACAGTCGACCTAGATAATACTGGTAGCCACAGTCGATAAAGGTGGTAAATGCGGAGTAAGATATATGTTCTGGCAGGGTGTATTCACCCAATTCAATAGTCATAGCAGTAGTATACCATAGGCAATAGCCATTGTAGGTAGGCAGGACAATGTCGCCTACCACCAATCAGAATTCCTATGTGTA